CGGCTCTGTTCGTAGCTGTCGGCGTGCTTATGGCGATGGTGCCGTGAGACCAACCGCCCGGGTGCTCTGCCGCGCCGCCAACCATCTAAGCGAGCGGTGCGGCGCGACCGAACAATTTGACGCGCTGGTCAATCTTCGCCGCTCGTGGTCGTATTGGTTTCTCGTCCGTTCGGTTCTTCGTCGTCTTCAACGTCCGGGGCCTCGTCGGTAAGGTCGACGCCAAAATACGAAGAGGTTTCGTCGTTGCCAATGCGCTGACGGGCCTCGTCGTTGCTGACAATGCCGGCCGCCACGTACGCCACGTCCGCTTCGGCGTCGGTCTTGCGGATTTCCGCCTTGTCCTTGTCGCTCATTTCCCAAAGCGGCAGGAACTCGAAACCAATGGCCGGGTCGATCGCGCCGAACAGTGATAGCTGGATCAGGTCAATGATCAGCTTGAGCGGACCGCGCATGTTCTTCTCTTGGTACGAATGCACGTCCGCGTAAAAGTTGCGCGTCTCACCGTCGCTGGAGGCGTTCAGACCGGTTGGGGTGACCTGCAGGTATACCGACAATGGAATGCGCGCCACGGATGCCAACTGCTCTTGCGCCTGGGCTTGTAGATCCGACAGGCCGGATAGCGGCACGGCGATAGCGGCCAATTCCTCGCCGGTCATGTCGGTGAGCATCAGGCCCCGGTTATCCCGCGCGGCCACGAACATGTCGGCACGGTCGAACACGTTGCCCCCATCACCGCCGGCCATGATCGACGACATATCGGTTTTAAGATTTAGGACCGAGTAGATATTGACCATATCCGACACGGCCTGCCGAGTGCGCAGCCAGTTGTCGACGTAAGGCTTCATAAGCTGGACGAGCGATTGGCCGCCGAACGAATAGCCGGGCTTGAGCATGTCCGAGACTGGGCGGCTCGAAATCATCAGCATACGGCTGGCATGAACGCGCTTGCCGAACACGTACCATTCCTGCGGCCGGTAAAAGTCGAACCGTAGCGGGTTGTTCGTCACGTATGTGCCCGGCGCTGTCCACATCGGTTCGACCAGCGTCAAACGCTTAAGCGGGCGCTTTTTAGAGATCTTATCCTTGTCGACGAGCAGGGGAGTGGCCAGTTCGGTCGGGCTATCCGCGTCTCCGAAGTCCAGAAAGATTTGACCGCGGCCGAATGCGTGGTCGTGAAAAATCCATTCCTGTACGACGTCGCGCACATCCAGCCGCACCAGTTCTTCGGTGATCGCGGCGCGCTTGGCGTCCAAGTTAGCTTCGGACCCATCCAGCTTGCCGCCGGTAATCTTTATCCACTTGCGAACAGCGTGTTCCGCCCAGATATCGCAGGCGTGTCGATATTCTGCGCGCTGGATCAACTCGGCTAGGTACTGATAGCCGAAGAACCCTTGACCCTCGTGAAACAGCGCGGCCGCCGCCCAGTTGGCAATCTGGCCGGCCATGCTTGCGCAGGCATCCATAGCGACCGGAGCGTCTGGCAACACGCCGTCCAACGGCTTGTATGGTGCGAAGATGGCCTTGGCATCTAGGGCCATCGGGTCGGCTTTAGGCAGCGCAACCCGAGCTTTTGCTTTGGCGGCCGGCGCGATCTTGAGTTCTGGGCGGGGCGGCACGTACGCGCGGCCCTCCAAGTGCGCGGCGGCCTGCGCGTTCAATTTGTAGCCGGTCGTCATATTACGCGCGCCTCATTGCTTCGGGACTGATCACCATGCGGCGACGAGCCGCGCCGTAGAGCATCATAACAACATCGGCCATGTTTGGCGACTTGGCTTTGCGACCGTCCACGTCGGGCTTTTTATCGACGATCATCTTGCCGGTCGGGTCCGGCCCCCAGGTCGGTTGGCTTAACTCCATCATCAGCTTGGAGCGCACGCGGGCAGGGATGGCGGACGATATGGAAATCAGCCGGTCCGGGTCGTATTTGTAGTCGGGGATATTACGCGCCCGCCACGTCTCACGGAACCGGTACTGCAGTTCGCCCCACGACTGCGCTTTCAGGTTTTTGTAATAGTCGCCGTTCAATCGCTTGGCCCCCGGGTATATCGGGCTGTCCTTGCGTTCCACGGCCCCCGCCCCCCAGAACGGCACGACGTTGACGACGCGGGGAGGGCGCTGCGTGGCGATACCTTCCGCGCGCCGGGCCGCGTTCAGTTGCTGCGCGTCGCCCTTCATGTGCGCGCCCATGCCGTCCGCGTCGTATAGCTGATCGTCGATATCGTACTGATCGCACAGACCGAAGGCACGAACGGTCGTCTGATAGAGGTTGGAGCCTTTGCCGCTCCACTCTTCGATATGGTCGAGCACGATGCCCCGCGCGGTCGCCCAGGCGCAATTGTCCATGCCTTCGTCGGCAATATCGAGCGCCGCGCGCCGTTCGCCTCGGCCGTCCAGATTGAGGGCGATATGTGCGTCCAGCGCGGCTTGCACGTGCTCTTGCGGAATCACAACGCCGTCCTTTGACGCGTTGAAGTCCATGTCGACTTCCTGCGCCAGCACCACCGGGTCTAATTCTTCGACTTGCTTGGCGTACCACGCGTCATCCTTGCGGGGGTCTTCGCGCCAGTGGAACCGGAAAACCCGTCGTTCCGGCCAGTTCGTCACCTTCTCGGCAAACGCATTGTCCGAGCCGCGCGGGGTGCTGACAAATTGCCGGCAGTTGGACGTCGCGGATAGGGCGGCATCTACGCTTTCCTGGTGCTGGACGTTGGCCGCTTCGTCCACGACGTAAAGGCCGGTACGGGCACCACGGCCAATATCGTCGCCACCTTCGCCCGCGATCGTCGAGCCGTTGCCGAAGCTGATCAATTTTTCACGGCTGGACCACTGGCCGGTAAATTCGGATGGTGCCAGTTCGATAAATTTGCGGGCCTTCCAAAATATGCACTTCGGGTCGCCCAGGCTGTCGACCAGTTCCAGCTTACGACTACCGAAGCCAACCGCCAGATCGTCGTAGAACATGCACATGGTCGTCGTCATGGCCACGGACAGCCACGTAATGCCCATATCGCGCGACTTGACCGTTGCGCCCGGTTCGCGGGCTTTCCAGCGTTCCACGAGCCATTGACACCACTCGATCTGACGCGGAAACAGGATGAAGGGGATCGTCACCGGCAAGCCGACTTCAACGTGCCGGGGATCGCTGGTATTTCCCCAGTCATTGATAAACCGCCACGGCTGGTCGCGATAGACGCGCTTGAGGTGGCCGATCAACTCGGGCTGTTCGCGCAGGGCCATCAGCCGGCGCATCCGGGCCTTGACGATCGGGGCGTAGTCCGGCTTGCGCCAGTCGAACTCGGCAAGAACGGGGTCGGTAAAAACTTCAGTCATCAGCGGGAGGCACGAACATGGTCAGGATGGCCGCTAAGTTACTCGACAGGTCGCGCGGGTCGAGCACGCCGCCGTCGATCAGCACCACGCGAATGGCGTCTAGCTGGTCGCTCATCTCTTGCGCGAACTCATGGAATTTACGGATATCGTCATCCGTACCGTCATGGCCGGTGGTGATAAACTCGGCGGCAAGAGGGCTTTCCGTCAGCGCGTCTTCAATGGCGCTCAATTCGCTTTCCGCTTTGTCAGCTGCGTCCCGGGCTTCGCTTATTTCGGCGCATTCGTCGATCTGGTCGGCGGTAAGCCACGTATCGGCAATTTCCGCCGCGAAATCCGCTTCGGGCCCACTCGTCAACCGGACCGCTTCTAGCCACTCTTGAGCGTTTAGGTGCTGCATCACGTATACCTAAAAATTTGGGTCATCACCTTATCGCCCCGGTAGACGGTCATGCCGCTAAGCTGCCAGCCATAATAGGTCGCTTCGATCGCTTGGTGCATTTCGACCGAACGGATGCCCGCCGCTTGCGTCACGCAGTCGTGCAGCACGATTTCGCCGTTCTCAGTGACGTCACCGGGCGCCAGGTATCCTTCGGGTGCCCATTTGCCACGGGTCGGACCACGCGGGCCGGGGAGGGCGGAGAGCCATGTTTGCGGGTCGGTAATAGTGGTCATTTTCTTACCCCTCGCAGCCGTCCCGAGCGGCACGCAACGCTATCCTTTGTCCGGACCATTTTTACGGCGATCTGACGGCTCGACAGACCCTTGCTACGCAATATCCGCAACCATTGGTCCTGCGAGGGCGACCAGCCTTCATATTGCCGGGGAGGACGGGTCAACTCGCGTCGCCGATCACGCAAGGTCGTCACGGACATAAAGAGCATGTCGGCCAGCGTCCGGTCGTCCCAACCGCCGCGCAGGATTGCCGCGTCATCGTCGAGCGAGAACATTACGGCTGGTGCTCCCCAAGCGAACGCATTGCCGCAGTTCCCACAGCCGACATGCCCGAAATAAGCGTTCCGAATAA